CAACGAGTTGTTCTCGACCCATTTCTTCTTGCGCACGTCGAAACGCTGACGCCCGTTCGTCTTGACGAAACCTTTAATCTTCAGCGGCACCAAGGTGTTCACGCCGTACACCAACTGCCTCTTGAGCTTTTCCCCGTCGGGTTGAATCGTGTACTTTTGATACTTGTACGGGTCTTTCTGTTCCGCCACGCGCAAGTTCACTTTTCCATTCATGATCACCGTCTTCGTCCTGGATGGGAGTTTATTGATGACTTTGAAGTAAATGTCAAAGATGCTGTCCGTCGCCCTGAACGTCATCCCTTTCGAGATGGCCTGGGCGAGTTTGATGAGTCGCGCGCGGTCCTTGGCTTTCTTCTCCGGGCGTAAGTTTAACTCCTGCATGATGACCACGTCGTGAATGAGAAAAGCCTTGCTCGCGATGGCCACTCTCTTGTCGTGCACGATGGCGCCACTGTTCCTGTTGACGTACGTGATGCCCGTGGTTTGTTTTTTGAATATGACGTCAAACCCAAACTCCCCTGGGCGCATGAACGGCACGTCCAGGATGCCACCCATGCGTTGTTGCACAACCTTTCCCGCGGCGACGTCGTACCACCCCAGGTTCAGGTCGAGGGCGAAGAGCTCGACGTCGGTGAGCACGTTGCCCTTGCTCACGTTCGTTCCAGATGAGAGCTTTTTCTTCTTCATGAGCGTGTACCTCCTGACGAGCCACGGCCCTTTCTCTGTGAACGAGACCCCCAAAAACTTTTTCAACTTGGAGCGATCCATCTGAATCCTCTCTTTGATGACTTTGTTGAAACGCACGCAAATCTCACCGAGCTTGTCCCACATGATGAGTTTGATGCCCTGTAATTTCCCAAAAAATCTGGCGTCGTACTTCATCCTGGGTGCGAACTTGGTGTCGATGTCCGACGTCACGATGCGATCCACCCTGGGGAGTTGCATGTTAAACGCATCACCACCGGAGATGACGAGGTCGCCCATGGGTTTCATGTGTTCGGAGAGTTCGCCTATGATTTTATACACGATGTCTCGCACGGTGTCCGTGACGTACACGTACAGCATCTCTTTCAGATTGGCATCTTTGTGTCGCGTCGACAGGCGTTTACGGAATTCACGCACCTTGCCCTCATCGTAATATTTCAACAGAACCTTGTCCCCTTTACACAGGTTCTTTAACAAATATTTCCTGATGGTGTCCTCGGTGTACAACCTCGTATCCATATTATTATGTGTACATAAATTAAAATGCAGCTCGCGTGCGACGTCATAGACAACTGTCGGTGCTACGCGAAGACGCCCACGAGTCCACAGTTCTGTGGCGCCAGGCACGGGCCGAACGTGGACCCGTGTCCTCCCGCGTGTTGCGCTGGTGGGTGCAGAGGTCCAGAACCGTTCGCCATACTGAACGACGGCATGTCTCAAAAGACTGGGTCATTCTGGCTGGTGTTCGTCGCACTCGTCATTTTGGTCATACTTTCGACGATTTTAATGGCTTAAAGAATCGAGACGAGAATTCAATAAGAAACAAACCAAAGATGCAAGAAGAAATTGAAGCCCTTCGCAACGACATCAAGAGCCTCACGAAGATTGTTCGCAAGATTAAGGCGAAGCTCGACGACCCGGACGGCGAGAAGGCCAAGGCTCGCGTGGCTAACAACGGTTTCAACCGCAAGCAAAACATCTCTGATGAGCTTCGCGCGTTCATGGGTTTATCCGCCGAAGAACAAGCTTCTCGCAGCGAAGTCACCAAGTTTGTCACCAAGTACATCACGGAAAAAGGTCTCAAGCATCCGGAGAACGGTCGCCAATTGGTTTTGGACGACACCCTCCGTTCGCTCTTGAAGCCGCCGGCGGATGTTCAAGTCACGTATTTGAACTTGCAAAAGTACCTTTCCCCGCATTACATCAAGTCGGCTTAAAAATAAAATAATATTGTAATGTAATGTCCAACGTTGACCGAAATTATATCGAAAAACTTGTTGGTACAAAGATTGGAGACCTATCTCTGTACCAAAAAGCCTTTACTCACAAGTCTGCGTTGAAACAATACGAAAACATAGAACACTCGTACGAAACCCTTGAATTCATAGGCGATAGCGTGCTTGGTTTTGTCGTCACGAAGTGGTTGTTCGACCGGTATGAATCCCAACAAGAAGGGTTCTTGACCAAGGCGCGCACGAAACTCGTGCGCGGAGAGACCTTGGCCGCCATCGCGCGTAAACTTCAACTGCAGGACGTGGTGTTGATGGACGAGAAAGGCATGCGAAACAAGTGGAATAACAACACGAAGATACTCGAAGACGTGTTCGAGGCCCTGTGTGGTGCTATATACATGGACCTCGGCCTCCTACACACGAAGGAATTCATCCTTCGCATCTACGAGGACCCATCGTTCGTGGACATGCAGTGCCTCCTCGTGGACGACAACTTCAAAGACCACCTCATGCGGTACTGTCAGACGAACAACTTCCCCCTCCCCGAGTACAGAATCACCGACCACACCGATGGGGTGTTCGTCATCGACGCCTACGTGAACGACGCGTTCCTCGGACGAGGGTGGGCCAAATCCAAAAAACAGGCGGAACAGAACGCCGCGAGAGCCTTTTTTAGTTAAAAGTAGTATTCATTCTTTCAATAAGTGCGATGCATCCGAATGTGAAAGCCCTCCTCGAGCGTGAATATGCAGCACAAAAGTCAGAGGAATGGCTGGCATTGCGTGGGAAGATGCTCACCGCGAGCGACGCCGCCACCGCCATAGGATGTAATAAATACCAGACGCCACATGACTTGTTGTTGAAGAAGTGTGGCGTCGGGGAAAAGTTTACTGGAAACGAAGCGACCAGACATGGGGAGAAATACGAAGACGAAGCGAGAATACTGTACGAAGAACGATACGGTGAAGTCGTGCACGAGATAGGATTGGTGCCCCACCCCGTACACTTGTGGCTCGGGGGGTCCCCTGATGGGGTCACGGAGAGTGGGAAACTCGTGGAAATTAAGTGTCCCATGATGCGCGAAATCAAAGCAGAGGTGCCAGAACACTACATGCCACAACTGCAGCTGTGCATGGAAATAATGGATCTCGAAACGTGTCATTTCATTCAGTACAAACCAGCGGATTTCAACTGGCCAAAGGGGGAGGAATTCGTGGTCGTTCAAGTCGACAGGGACCGCGGGTGGTTCGAGACGAACCTCCCCATCATGCGCGCGTTCTGGGACAAGGTGCTCTATCACCGAGAACACGGCATCGAACCACCACCACCGAAGACGACGCGTCCGCGTAAACCCAAGCCCCCAGCGGAGTGTGAAATCATAGAACCCTCGGATGAGGAGGATGACTTTTTTTTCTAGCCCTTATAATAAAAAACGATGATGATGAAACGCATTGGTTCCCGCGCCGAAGTCATGCACGGCAGCGCGACGATGACCGAAGGTGGTCTCATGAAGAAGGATTTGTACCTCGACCCCAACGATGGCCGCATCAAGAGCAAGAAGGCGCACGCCGCCGCGATGGCGCGCATGAAGGCTGAAGGTAAGGCGCACTTCGTCAAGGTGTGGAAGCCCAAAGGCGTGAAGAAGGATGGCGAGGTCAAGTTGCAGGCCAAGGAGGGTTCGAGCGAGTACGACCGCAAAATGAAGCAGTTCAAGCGTTTGCAAAAAAAACTCTGAGCACATAGTAATACATGATGACTCTCGCATTGTGGGACGAAGCGGTCGCCGAGGCTAAGAAGCAGATGGGTGTGAAGGATGCGTTCGTTCGCATCGAAGGTAAGTTATTAAAAAAGTGTCAGCTCATCTACACCGCCTTGGTGGCGGGTACTAAATAGAGAACTGGAACCCCTTGAGACGTTCCGGTTCAAACACTTGCAACTGGTGCAGCTTCCACGTGACGCCAAATTTCCGGTTCAAGAAATACACAGAACACATCTCCACGATGGGTCTTCCTGAATTTCTTGAATACATACCGTGCGTCACAGCCTCCTTACACAGACGCTCCTTGTTCGCGTCGAACACATCCGCCTTCATGACGTCGTTCATGTCCGTGTCAACCTTGACGCGAAACTTTGGCGCGTGTCCCGGGTTCTCCTTGATGTTCGAGTTGAACATCGGAAGCAGTTCCTCCTTGGTCATCGGTTTTTGAAAAATGTCCTGACTCTGCGCGACGACGGCGTCGATGACCATGTCTTCCACGTCGCGGAGGGTGTTGTAAAACTTTTGAACGTAACCACCTTCCTCGTCCCAACCAGTCAACGCCAAGTCCAAAGTGTACTTGGTGGGACCGACCTCGGGTGTGAATCCACAGATACCAAAGGGCATGTACAAACGCGGGGCTTGCGTGCGAAGATGTCCACCATCCTTGTTGGTGATGACAATCTTCTTATTCTTATAGCTACCGATGTCGATGTTAGAGCACAACTCAGTGAACTTCATATTAAATAAATCAAATCATAACTTTAAGCAGAACACGCGACGCAATCGGGTTCGATGTCGAGCGAGAACTGGATGGGCTTCGCCTTGGCCTTCGAGCGCAGGTAATACATGCCCGTCTTCAGCCCTTTCTTCCACGCGTACATGTGCATCGACGACAACTTACTGAACGTGGGACTTTGCATGAAGAGGTTCATGCTCTGGCTTTGACACACGAAGCGTCCCCGGTCGGCAGCCATGTCGATGATGCACTTTTGGGAAATTTCCCACACCGTTTTGTACCTGTTCTTGATGTCGTCGGGAATGTTTGAGATGTTCTGGACCGAACCATCCGCCTTGATGAGCAGGTCTTTCATCGCCTTGGACCACAGACCCAACTGTTTGAGGTCCTCCACCAAGTGTTTGTTCACGACGACGAATTCTCCCGCGAGCGTGCGTCGGAGATAGATGTTCGTCGTGTACGGTTCGAAACACTCGTTGTTCCCTAAAATTTGCGCCGTGCTCGCCGTAGGCATGGGCGCGAGGAGGAGGGAATTTCTGAGACCATCGAGTTTGATGCGTTGACGCATCGCGTCCCAGTCGTACATACCACTCAACTTGGTCTCCCCTTGCCACATGTCGAACTGGAGGATGCCCTCACTCGCGGGACTGCCCTTGAACGTGGGATAGGGGTGGGACGCCTTCGCCAAATCACAACTCGCCTCGAGAGCGGCGTGATACATCGTCTCAAAGATGTAGCTGTTCATCGCCCTGGACGCGTCGCAATCGAAAGGCAACTTACACATGTTGAACGCATCCGCCAAACCCTGGACCCCGATACCGATGGGTCGATGGCGCACGTTGCTCTGTCGGGCGTTGACGGTTGGGTAGTAGTTTCGGTCGATGACTTTGTTCAAGTTCTTCGTCAAGACTTTGGTCACTCTGTGCAACGCCTCGTAGTCGAACGTGTTATTCTCCGCGTCGACAAACTTCGGGAGCGCGATGGACCCCAAGTTGCACACCGCGGTCTCGTCCTTGTCCGTGTACTCCAGAATTTCCACGCAAAGGTTTGAACTCTTAATGACGCCTAAATTCTTTTGATTGGACTTGGCGTTGCACGCGTCTTTGTAGAGCATGTACGGCGTTCCCGTCTCGGTCTGACTCTTCAAGATGGCTTTCCACACGTCGGCGGCGTCCACGGTGCGCTTGGCCAATCCCTCCTGTTCGTACTTTGTGTACAACTTGTCAAACTCGTCGCCGTAGCAATCCGATAACCCTTTCGCGGTGTCTGGGCAGAACAGGGACCATCGACCACCTTCCTCGACGCGTTTCATGAACAGGTCTGGAATCCACATGGCCGTGAACAAGTCGCGACATCGCGATTCGTCATCACCCTGGTTCAGACGTAACTCGAGAAACTCCATGACATCGGCGTGCCACGGTTCGATGTAGATGGCGAATGAGCCTTTCCTCTTACCAGCCTGGTTCACGTACCTGGCCGTGGCGTTGTACACGCGGAGCATGGGAACGATGCCATCGCTGCGTCCATTGGTGCCTCGAATGTGCGACCCACTGGCACGCACGTCGTGAATGTGCAATCCAATGCCACCGGCCCATTTACTGATGGCTGCGCACTCGTGCAGGGTGTCGTAGATGCCGTGAATGCTGTCGTCTTTATTTGCCACTAAAAAGCACGAACTCATTTGTGGTCTGTGCGTGCCGGCGTTGAACAGGGTCGGGGTCGCGTGGATGAAATAGCCTTGACTCATGAAATTATACGTCTCCAGGATGGATGGGAAATCCTCCCCGTGCACGCCTATGGCCACGCGCATGAACATGTACGACGGGGTTTCGCAAATTTTTCCATGTACTTTTTGGAGGTAGGACTTCTCCAGGGTTTTCAGTCCAAAGTAGCCATAGTCGAAGTCTCTCTCGGGCTTGATGTAATCGTTCACGAGTTCCGCCACGCGGACAATCTCGTCGGTGACCACACCCCCCTCGTGCAAAGCCTTCATGGCGTCGACGAAGGTGTTAGGCGCTTGCTTCTGAATGTTTGAAGCGACGATGCGCGTGGCCAAGACTTCGTAGTCGGGGTCGCTCGTGATCATGCCGATACAAATCTCGGCCGAGAGCGTGTCCAACTCCTGGGTCTTGATGCCGTCGTACATGCTGCTGAAGACTTGTTGCGCCACTTTGGTGGGGTCGACTTCGGGTGAGAGTCCATGAATCAGGTTGGAGATACGGGTGGTGACTTTGTCAAATTTCATGTCTTCAACGCGACCATTTCTCTTGGTGACTCTCATCCTCGGGGGTGGGGGTGTTGTATAATTAGGGTACGAATTTTTTAATTACATTTCAAATCACTCGCGCGAATGGTGACCGCACCGGCTACTTCTTTCTTACGATTGGATTGCATGAGGTACGTGTTCACGAAGAACGGACCGTCTTCCCCGGGCTTCGCCACGGGTGCGTACGAGTTCACGAAACAGGCCGGGGCTTGACACGGCTTGACCTCGACGTTCTGGGGCTTGTTGGCATAGGTCTCGTCGAAGTCGGCGAGCTCCATGATATTATTTAATAGAAGTAAATATTATTTTCCTCGGGTATATTAAATGTGTGACAACGTCCAGCTGAACACAATCAAACAGTGCGCGACACCCCTGAACACCCTGTACTTCAGCGACTTTAATCGGGACCTCCTTCAACGCGGGATTCGTGAAAAGTTCAAGCAAATCACGGGCATCAAGATTGATTATCAGAACGACGACGACCTCAAGACCCTCATGCGTTACGTGTTCATCAACAACGCCGGCGACCATTACGGCGACGTGAATAGCCAGGTCCGCGCCATGAACACGGTCGTCATCGACACCGCGGTCGGCCAAGTGAAGACTGGCGTGGCCCAGTACCTGGCCTATCTCAAGGAGATTGACACGGCGACCATCCCCATCGACCGACCGGAAAACACCTCGCTTTATGGAAAAAAGAAGAATTACGCCAACATCATCAAATTGTGATCGTCACAATTCGACGCAAAAACATGAACAAAAACGCGTGGACTCAGAGCGAACACACTCGATTTCTTCTAGGGTTGCAAATCTACGGTCCGGGGAAATGGGCCAAGATTTCCAAGAAATACGTGCTCACCCGCTCACCCACGCAAGTCGCGTCGCACGCGCAAAAGTATCACGCGCGCCTGGTAAAAGTTGGACGACGGCGTAAGAGTATCTTTGACCCGCCGACCGTGCATAGACCAATAGCCACCTATCCTACCAAGGATTGGTATAAAAAATATTGTATTAAGTAAAGAGCAATGCTGCTGTCTGATGAAGATGCCATGAATAAACTGAACCCCTATGTCCTGTTTGACTTTTCACTCCCAGGAAGCGTTCGACAGACCCCCGATTTCGCCGACCATGGCAGAGAGGTTCACGGTGGGCGCGACGTCGAACGAACGTCGCCCCTGAGCCCCATCTGCGACGTGGCGTCCACCTCCGGCGACCGCACCATTGACTTTTGCAAGGGTGGTCGCGAACCATCGTGTCCGCTGACGCGCCCCGCGTACCCGCGCAGACGCATCGACACGTGTGCTGCGAAGACCTCGAGCACAGGACGTGTCCGCCTACCCACCACCACGAAGGATGTGAACGTGGTCATCCCCCTTCTCGTCGTGTTGCTCATGGTGGGGTTTATTTTTATTCGAAAAGGTTAACGACGTTATAAAATTTCTCGAGTCTGCGCGTATCGGTGCAGTGATAGATGATTTCGGGAAGCACGTCCATGCAAAAGTCGACCACGAGCGCGCGCTGCCAACTGCGACGAAGATTGACGTACGGCGGGGTGAACGTTGGGTCTAATATTTTGGATGCGCACATGAGTCGAGTCGAACACTCCACGTTTTCGATGACGATTTCGCACATTTTCTGCAACACCTCGGTCGTCTTCTCGACCATGCTGTCCAGGAACTTTTCCAAACGAATGTTTTGTTTCAGCGAGGTGATCTCCACCCAGTCCCCTTTGGGTGTGGTGCGAAAGTAATCGACGAACGTCTCGTAGCGGTTCTCGCCGACCACGTACTTGGCGTACTCAACCTCCACGAAATCAGCACCGAGCTCGACGTCGTTGATGAATTTAGCAGACCGAAGGAAACTCATGCTTTATTACAAACCATACTTTTTAAGTTCCTTTGGTGTGGGATTCCAATTTTTGTCAGTCAGCAGACGCTCGACCAGACGTTTCTTCTCTGGACATGCCTATATAGATGTATGCGAAAAATCATTGCATACATATATACAAACATGGTCGCTGCCACTCTCCCGAAGAAAATCATGGAAAAGATGACCAAACGAGAACTGGACAAATACGCGAAACTTCGGAAAGAGCTCGACCTTCTCGTGAAAGTCATGAAGAGAGCGCAGCAGAAGGCGAGCATCTACGCGGACAAGTTGGCGAGGATGAAAACTGTTCCAACGGACGCGCAGTTAATCAAGGTTGCAAAGCTCGTCGATGCTGGTATGAAGGCTGAATACTTTGCGTTCAAGAAATCTGACGAACTCACCAAGTTTACTAAAAAAATGCGTGCTAAGTAATAAATACAATGAGAAACTCAGTCTTGATGGAAGCGGTGGTCGTCGGTGTCATGACATCGGCGACGTACTTTGCCCTCATCCAGCTCAACACGGGTCTCACCACCCCGTGGCTCCTCTTCCTGACCGGTGCTCTCATCCATCTCGCGTTCGAATTCGCGGGGATGAATGAATGGTGGTGTAGACAAACGTATAAATAATATCGTGTATTTTAATAAGAACAATGCGTGCATTCATCCCTGCCCTTGCGATCACGGGCACGAGTCTGTTGTGTCCCAATTTGAAAAGTTCAGGAGAGGGGGTGCCCTTTCGCCCACCGGGGTGGGTGTTTGGTGTGGTGTGGCCCATCCTCTACGCGACCACGGGCTACGCGTGGTACCTGAGTAAACAGGACGTCCTATTCACAGCCATAACGGCTCTATGCTGCCTGTGGCTCATCGCGTACTCGTGCACTAAAAACAAGGACAAGGCCCCCTTGGTGATCGTGAGCGCGGCGGTGGCCACGTGGTACACGGTCGCCCAGCTCAAGGGTCCGGCCAGAAACTACACCCTCCCTCTCGCGATGTGGTTGACTTTTGCAAGTTATTTAAATATTTACGAGCAGTACTACGCATGAAGACGTTCACGTCCGTGGACGGGGTGAAAATTCACGTCGGTGAGAACGCCAAAGACAACGATCGACTGACGGAATCGTCCTACGGCCGAGAGTGGTGGATGCACGTCGCAGGGCACCCAGGCTCTCACGTCGTCATCGCGTGCGAGGACGACGTCGTGCCACGGGAGACGAAGCGCGACGCCGCGGTGCTCGCGGTGCGCCACAGCAGGGCACCCCCCTCGAAGATGGTCAAAGTTCACATGTGTAGGGTCGAAGATTTAGGTATCGGAAGGGCTTCGGGACAGGTATATTTAGATGGTGAAACTGTCGAATTGACTATTTTTATGGGAAGGGAGGGGGGTCGGCTCGAGAGACTTTTAAAGACATGACGTCAGTTCGCGACGCACGACATGTATTCGTCGATCGCGAACCAGTCGTTCAGCTTCATACTCACGGTGGATGACTTTAGGAACATGTTCCCCGAGGAGACGCGTCCGTCGTGGGTGAAGATTACCACGATCACGATGGTCGCCAAGTTCGGTCAACCCGTGGATCTCGAGAAGCTCCGAGAGGTGTTCGGTCGCGTCGAACACTTGTCGTTTCAAAGAGAGGGCGCCGTTGGATCTGATTTTCAGTGGTCCATAAAAAATACCACTTTTTACAATCAAATAACATTAGTGTATAAAGACCCATATTCCACTAAGAGTGTGAAAATTTTCCCCAATGGGTCCATCCAAGTCGCTGGGTGCTGCGACCTTTTCGATTGTCAGCGAGTGATCGCCCAACTTAAACAACTTTTCAAGACGTACCTCGACATGGAGTCGATGATAAAGGACGACGACTTTCGAGTCGTCATGATAAACAGCAACTACAGTCTGAATTATCACGTCAACCTGATGTTGGTAGCCAGACACTTTCAAAACCATGGAAACACGTTTTCAGTCAGTTTCCAACCGGACAAGTATTCGGCGGTGAAAATAAAATTCAAACCGTTCGAAGAAGCGAAAGAAATCACCACATCCATTTTCTCCACGGGTAAAATAATCATCACCGGTGCCGAGACCCTGAAAGAGGTTGCCTATGGATACAACATCGTGTGTCGACACATCGACCGATGCGACCAAAACATTCGCGTGTCGCCGACTGACGTCCGCGACTCGTTCGACACTTTCCTTGGATACAAATGTAACAGTCTTGTACATAAGTTGCACAGCATGGGTTTTGAATCATGGCTTCAAACGACTCGAAACAATCGTATAAATTTTCTCCTGTAATAATAAATACAATGTCTCAACGCCTGGGAATGGCCGACGGCCGATGCTTCACGATTCACTCCTCAGCGCAACTCGTGAACAATTACATCATGAAACAAAACGGCATCGCTCTCGAGGACAACTACACGTACCGCCAGTTGTTGCAAAAGAGCGGTCCGGAAGTGCTCGCGAAAGTCCAAGGCTTGCAGGGCGCACAACAGTGCAACCAGTGCAACACGCCGTTGTTGAACGTCGCGGATATTTATTAAAAAAAGTTTAGGTAGGTACATGTAGTAATGACATGTTCTATATGTCTCAACGAGGTGAAGGCCACCAGGAACAACGCCATCCGTTGTGGACATATATTTCACGCGTCGTGCATCGAGCGATGGAAGGCGCAGGGTAAACACACGTGCCCGGTCTGTCGAAAAGTATTCGATGTTTCCCAATTTAGCATAACATTGCAAGTGACGAATAACTTCATCGCTCGAACGTCAAACGTCGTGCACTTGAACGACGAGCAGGTGTTCAGTGTCCTCGACATCTTCGATGTGTCCTTCGAGGCGGAGACTCAGGACGACCTGGACTCACTTCTGAGAGACTTTGGGGTGAGTCTTGCCGACCTTGATGCCGCGATCCTTGACGCAGAATGACGAACAGAAGTTTGAGTAGTTCAGACCTGGGTAGTTTCTTGCCGCCTTGCGAGGGTCCTGAATCATCTTCCCCTTGGCGTCCACGAGGAGAGCGCCACCGTCGCTCCACCCCCTCTTATGGGACCACAAGTTGACTTTGAACACGATGCGCTTGCCCTCTTTGAACCCTCCAGCCTTGGTCGCGGCGTTGGCGATGCGCGCCTGTGGTACCTTGAAAAACGCAGCCACACTCTTCACGGTGTTGCCGGGTTGGACTTTGTATTCACAGAGCCCGTGTTGTTTGTAAAAGTGAAAGTCGCCTTGAGGTGACGTGAACATCATGATTTTGAAAAACCCTTTTTTACATCGCAACACGGGGTTAACCTTGTACACTTTTCGTGGGTTGTCCGAAATGACGCGTTCGGGAAGGCCTTTGCAATGCGTGTAGTTGTGATACGTGTTCGACATGCCGCTTCGGTCTCCTGGGATGCTCTTCTGCCAACGGTACGTTTCAGGATCGTTGACGGCGTAGGCGTAGCAGTTGTTCGAGTTCTTGTATTTGTTCCACAAACGCGTGGTAAATTTCTTTTCAGAACCACTCAGTGGAAGGACCATTTTATTATCTGTGTACATAATAAAATGCTCAGAGAAATCTCTAAGACTGAAACGAAGTCGGATATGCTCACGGAAGTCCTCCTCTACACGCTGATCATTCTCATCAGCACCTTCCTCTTGCGCGTGTTGTGGAACCGTTCGTTGGTGAAGCACATCAGCGTGTTGAAGCCCATCGAGACGATGTTGGACGCGTTCTTATTGTCCGTGTCCCTCATGATCATTCGAGGGTGTTAAATCCCGTGGTCATGTCACCGTTCGGGTGCTTAATAGTCGGATAGGCCTTGACACCAGCGGGGCACGTCCCTTTCTTCGAGCAATCCACGAATTCATGGGAAATATTATTGTCCTTCATGACGTCGAGTTGCTTACGAGTCCATCCACATCCCATGGTCCCGTAAACAATGTAGTCTCCGTTTTTCTTCGCAGCGGTGGTGGTGGCGTTCTTCATGGAGCACAAAATGTACGCGTCGATGAGGAGCAGAATGATGAGGGCAATCATGGTATGTTGTAATTACACTAGAAAATTATTTATTCTTCGTCTACGATTTCATCGTCGTCATCCACTTCATTGGACGGTTCGGGAAGGTCGATGCCCTGGAACGCGAACGATGGCAACTTGGCAGATTGTTCGACGAGCGCCTGTGAGAGGCGAATAGTGACACCAAACTTATTGTCGATGAACCAGATTTGGTTCAGGTCGACGATGGTGTGCACCTTGGCACCCTTCTCGACGTTGTCAAGGGGGATGCTCTCGCGGTTCATGTTGTAGCTCTCCGGGACGAAGGTTCCATCGGGCTTGGTGAGAATCTTCAACTTGATGGTCGCCGGGTACTCAGGCTTCCCCACACGCACCAACGGCTTGTACAAGGCTTGCTTGAGGACTTCGACGTTGAATTCCTTCCCAAGCCATTCCACGGAGTTTTCCGCAACCTTGTTGACGATGAGTTCGTCGAGCTCCTCGAACGTCTTACGAAGTTCGACGGCTTCCGGGACGTCCGTGTCGAAGGCCAGGTCGAGGCTGTACGACGTCTTCCCCGTGCCCTCGTCGGTGAACGCGGAGAGGCCGTACGGGCATCGAAGTTTCGGAAATTGAATGAAGATTTTGTTATTGCCACCCTTGTTGAGGTAGACCGTCTTTCCGCCGTTCTTGTTCTTTTTCATCTTAGAGAAATCGACATCAGAAGCCTTGAATTCGGAAGCTTGGGTGATTGCGAGTGACATTTTTATTGTTTTGCTTGTATACCTAAGTACCGCGGATTAACTTTAACCCAGGGGAAAAATATATTTCTTTAATGTATACATACTCAGAATGTCGGCCGCGATCATTATGGCCATGCTTGGATGCTCGTGCTCGTCCGCCGCGGGCTTATTCTACACGTGCACCGATGGTTCGCTGCAACTGTCGAACCTCAGCGCGAATAGCTGTTTGTCGTTCCTCACGTCGAACGCGACGCCGACGACCACTACCGTCGACATGGCCATCAATTGCCAATACATCACGGTCGAACAGACCACGTCAAACGCGATCTCGCTCTCGGACATCGAGGTCTACGACCTGTCCGGTACGAGCCTCATCGTGCACGCGGCCACGGCGACGGAGCGCGCGTCTGCGATAGAAGGTGCGACGACCGCTAACGGTCTCGCCAACTTAATCGACGTCGAGACGGGCACGGCCACGCTCGGCACGGCACCGGCGGTGGCCACCGATGCCACCGACAAGGCAAAGGTGGTCTTAGACCTCGGTGGTCTCAAGAAGGTGCACAAAGTGGTCTTGACGAACACCGCTACCGCAGCGAGCCAAGTCAACATCGCGGGCGCGAAACTCGTGTTCAGTGGGAACGAAGTGGGCGACGCGGGTGCCGTCGCCAAGAAGATAATCGCGACGTCGCCAGTCATCGACTTCGCCGCGGCCAACTACACGTACAAAATCACGAGCGACGCCTATGAAAAATGGAAATAATTTCACAGGGTAATACAGATGTCCGTCGTGCTCGTGTTTGGTCTCATGGGATGTGCCGCGTCCTCGGCGGTGGGACTCGCGTACACGTGCACAGAAGGCAGTTTCGACCTGAGCAACTTGAATACCAACGCATGTTTTTCATTCACGGGCACGGAGTGTGTCCCTGAGTGTCCACCATGCGAACCAAGCCCGGTGCCAGTGTTGTGCCGATACATCGACGTCAAGCAGACGACGTCCAACACGTTCATCCTTTCCGACATAGCAGTCGTCGGCGGGGAGACGGGCGTGACGAATCTCATCAAGAACATGACTCCAGCGGCGTCCATCGTGGGCGTCAACAACTCTACACTCATAGACGCAGAAGAGGAGACCGACGCACAGGCGACGTCGTCGTTCACGCTCGATTTAGGCGCGGTGCGTGAAGTCCTCGAGGTGACGCTCACGAACACGAGCGATGTCGCCCATCGAGCTGACGTGTGTGGTACGAAAATCATCCTTCGACGACCTCTGTACCAGGGTGAGACGAGTACGTCCACGGCTGTCAATCTCGAGGAATCTCCAATCATTCAGAACGTCAGAAGCACGTACACGTACACCACAGGAACCTTGTCCTGGAAATAAAATTTTTCTACGCATATATTAAAATGGCATTGTTCAAGGATTGCGGCTGCGGCTGCAACGGCGAAAAGCAACAACAAAAGCTCGTCATCAGCGTCATCTCCGCTTTGACGTTTTTCATCATCTCCAACCCACAGACGTACATGTTGACCCGTGGATTGTTGGGCCAAGGTTTGGCCAGCCCGAACGGGTGCCCGACGATGTTGGGCTTGTTCGTTCATACCCTCGTGTTTCTTCTCGTCACGTGGGGTATGATGAATATCAAGCGCGAGTCTAGAACTCCTCGTCAAAATTAATTGTGTCCTCAGTGACGTCCATTTTACCATAGTCGCCAACCCTTTTCTCGAAGAAGTTTGTCTTTCCTTCTAGAGAAATGAGTTCCATGAAATCAAAGGGATTTTTAGAATTGAATATGGGCTGCTGTCCAATCTGTTTCAGCAGCCTATCAGAGACGTACTCGATGTATTCCGACATCTTTTGCGCGTTCATGCCTATGAGTGAACACGGCAGGGCGTCGATGATGAACTCCTTTTCGATCCCCACCGCTTCGCGCACGATGGCTTGGAGCACGTGTCCCGAAGGTTTGTGGCGGAGCATTTTGAACAGTTCCACGGCGAACTCCTGGTGCAACCCTTCGTCCCGTGAGATGAGTTCGTTGGAAAAGGTGAGACCTGGCATGAGGCCCCGCTTCTTCAACCAGTAGATGGCACAGAACGACCCAGAGAAGAAGATGCCCTCGACGCACGCGAACGCGAACAGGCGTTCCGCGAACGGGCGACCCTTGTCGAACCACTTCAAAGCCCAGTTCGCCTTTTTCTCGATGCACGGAATGGTGTTGATGGCGTTGAACAAGTGCATCTTTTCCTTTCCATCTTGAATGTATTTATCTATGAGTTTACTGTACGTCTCCGAGTGCACCATCTCGTTGTGGCACTGATAGGCGTAGAAGGACTTCGCCTCCGAAGACCTGACTTCGTCGGCAAAGTTGTTGTTGATGTTTTCGAACACGATGCCATCCGAACCCGCGAAGAACGCTAACACGTACTTCACGAATCGCTGTTCGTTCTCGGACAACCCTTTCCAATCCTCCATGTCCCGTGAGAAATCAATCTCCTCCGCGGTCCAGTTGGACATCTGCGCCTTTTTGTACAGACTCCACAGGTTTTCATATTTCAGCGGAAACAGGGTGAACGACCCCTCGTCGTCCAGCAGTGGTTCGTATTGGTCTTGAATGAAGTCCTCGAGGTCGAAGAAATTTCCCAGGTGCGTGCCATCCTTGAAAATCTGTGGGTACGCGTCAAATGCCCCACCACAGAGTTTCTCTAAGTCCACTTTTTCTATCATAATCTTTTCGTGGGTCAGCCCCTCGGACTCACACAACTCGACGGCGCGATCGCAATACGTACATCCCTCTTTTGAATAAATATGAATCCTCATCTGACACCTGAAGTATAATAGTTAAATATTTTTAATTGACCTGATAGTAAAGAAAAATGATCAAACTCACAGAAATACAAGTCGATGACATTGTCAAAGCTATAGTTAAAGAACACGACAACGACCTCGAAGAAGCGACGTACGGAGTGGTGCAGATGAACACAGGGCACGTCCTCGGCGTGCGCTACCTCAGTCAGACGGAGAAGATTTACAAGAACGCGTGCGTGTACGAGTTGGACCAAGAGATGACCGCGACCCCCTGCGAAAGTTTGTGCGAACACTATCCGACGGGGACGACGTTCGAAGATCTCGAGATAAAATGTTTAGGTTCGCCGTACTACGTCTTTTATGCCGAGGTTGACATTGAAGACGACGATAGCGAGATATGGGAGGACGACGGGAGCGACCTCGAGGACTTCATCGTTCCAGACGAGGACGTGAGCGAGGAAGAATCCTTACCAGAGGGCCATCGCGAGATCGACCGCGCGTGGGACATCTGGGAGCCCAGGAGCCCAGGGGCGCGAAGTTTCAAAGACACCGTGGACATGATTGAAATGCGCGCGAGACGAAGTTTGGATGAGCGTCACTTTGCGTCGTTTTAAAACATCAGCTCATTCAAATGTTGGCAGCTATATGGGAAGATTTAAACACGCTTCTCCAAAACAAACACAAAGAACACAAAGAAGAACATGAACACGCGGCAAATAACTACGAGTGCGTGGAGTGCAAGGGCACCAAGGTGATCGCCCCCGAGGGCTTGCCCGTGTGCACGCAGTGTGGTCTCGTGGACGACAAGTACATCTCCGACGTCGCGGAGTGGACCTCGGGCGTCTCCGAGGATGGGAAAGTCTCCGACCCAGCACGCTGTGGCGCCGACGCGCACGCGAACCCGAACCTGTACTCGTCGCAGTGGGGGAAGAGCACCGTGATCAGCACGTCCAGGGGATCGTCCACGTACAAGAATCGACGCATGGCGACGATCAACTTCCACATGGCGATGAATCACAAAGACCGAGGTCTGTACCACGCGTACAAGCAAATCGAGGAGGCGTGCGCGACCCTGCCCGAGGTGGTCATTCGAGACGCAAAGATGATCTACAAAACCTTCAGTGAACGAAAGCTGACCCGGGGTGCCGTGCGGCTAGGCATCAAGGCTAACTGCGTGTTGTACGCGTGTCGACTCGCCAACTACCCGAGAACGACCAAGGAAATCGCGGACATGTTCAACGTGCAGTCCAAAGACATCAGTCGCACCGCGGAGATGTTCAAGAGCGTGTTGTTGACCACGAACGAGGACAACGGCACCACGCGCCCGGTCGACGTCATGAATCGCCTCATCAACGGGTTTGAACTCGGAAGGGAACATCGCATCGCGTGCAATAAAATGTGCCGCGACGTGGAGGACTGCGTGGAATTGATGAGTAAGACACCAAACAGCATCGCATCTGCTATAATATGGATTGTCACCGGCATTGCAAAGGCTGATGTGTGTAAACAGTGTTCAGTGTCCGTGCCCACACTCAATAAAATAGAAAACATCATTCGAAAATACTTAGAGGCGAAAGCCGTTTAACTTGTAATGAAACTTTTTGTTGCTACACCATGCTACGGCGGTCTCTGTCTCGAGCGATACATGGCCTCTATGATTAAACTCCAGATGGAACTCATTCGCGAAGGGATTCAGATGTATTTCGACACCACGGAGAACGAATCGTTGGTCCATCGCGCGCGAAACGTGGCCGTCGGTCGATTCATGCAAAAGACTGACTGCGACTTTTTCTTGTTCATCGACGCCGACATCGATTTCGACCCAAAGTCCGTGGTTCGTCTTCTCCGGGCGAATCGCGACATCAGCGTCGCGTGCTACCCGAAAAAGGTCGTCATGTGGGACCAGGCCAAGGACGCCATCAAACAAGGGGACGACCGAGACATGGCCATGTTAAGCAGTTCGCTCGTCATCAATTTTGGCGCCCAACGTCGCTCGGTGGACAATGGCATGATTGAAATCCTCGACGGACCGACGGGGTTCATGATGATTAAGCGAGAGGCGTTCGAACGCATGCACGAACACTACGCCAAGGAGTTGGACTGCGTGAACGACCATCAAAACAGAGACTTTGACACGTACTGCGCCCTGTTCGATTGCATGATCGACCCAGTGACGCGTCGTTACCTGTCCGAAGACTACGCGTTCTGTCGACGCTGGCAACAGATGGGTGGTAAAATCTACGCCGACATTCAGACCACGCTCGGACACGTTGGAAACTTGCCTTTCAACGCGTGCATGGCAGAGAGGCTTAAGGCTTAGATTTGTTTTAATACACATAAGATGAGACTCGTCACTCTTCTCGTGACACGTTCGAAGTCATGTCACGTAAAAACCTTACACACCGTCATGAAGTTGAACATTCACTGCGTTCGTCGTGGATGGGCCAATGAAATCATGTTTTGCAACGACGACCCATTCAAAAAGGCGGAGGCTGTGCAAAAGTTGATGAAGATGTACGACCGCATCGTGTTCATCGATTTCGGCATCAACCTCGACGAAAAGACCATCGAACAGGTGTTCGAGACGCACGAAGGGTGTGGGTGCCTGGTGTTCCCCGCAGCCACGGAGGGCATCGATTGGGACATGTTCAAGAAGAAAGTGCTCGAAGACTCGCAGGAACCCGTGCATCAGATGGGCCTGCACTTCGACACCGAGGTGGGACAGAAAATTAAAGACGACCTGTACCACGTGAAGTCCACAAATCCCAGATGCTGGATGATGGTGTGCAAGACGGCGAAGAAAAAGTTGGGGGACACAAAGTTGACGAATTACGACAAAATGTTTGAAAAATTAAAGGACTATGGAGTTAAAATATACGCATGGACCGCGGCCCAAGTGGTGGCCACCTACGCCCACGAATGCATATCTAACATCATGAATGCCGCAGGCGTTCGCGCCACGGCATAAAGCGACGCCGCGTTTCTCGTGTAATGGACAAACACGTCATCGCATATATTCACCAGGTCTGGGGATCGAGGGACCGTTTCCCCGGACCCCAGCCCATAAGCATCGAACGCAAACATTTCCCCACGCTCCGAAACAACGCGTACGTCGTGTGCGAGAAGACCGACGGAGAGCGGTACATGCTCGTGGCGACGCGATGGCAGGGGCGGAACGTGTCGGTGTTCGTGAACCGCTCGTTTCACATGTTCGAGACGAGGGTCAACCTTCCGAAAAACGCGTACGAGGGCACGATTCTCGACGGGGAGCTGTGCGACGGTGGCCTCTATCTGGCCTACGACGGCATCACGGTGTGTGGACGACCCGTCGGGCACATGAACTT